GTTTAGAAAAGTACATAATACATATTTACATTTGCTTGGTTTTGATGAATTGATTGATTTACTCAACGAAACAACAAAAGCCGATTATTTACATCTTCAACAAAAGTACAATCTTAAATCAAAAATTAAATTGAATAATGAAGGATATTTAGAAACAGATATAGCCCTTGCAGAGTTGCAAGGGTTTTTTGATTTTCCGATAGAGTTACCGAATAAGCAATTTACATTACTGGCACAATTCAAAACACAAGATGACTATACATATCGTATCCATTCAAAAGATCAAATACCGAATTTAATTTCATTTGCGCTTACTGCAACAAGAAAAATGAAATATACGACACTTTGTTAGGAGGTAATCAGATATGAAAAATTATTTCTTTTGCTATGACAAACGGCTGGCTGATTTTTTACGATATGAGAAAAACATAGAATACATTACAAAAGCAAGAAGCGTGAAAAACGGCTTCATTTTTTATTTATTCGAGAAGTCGGAAAGTTTACAGAATTCTATTGACGAGTGGTTAAAAAATGGGTACAATAAAGACCAAAAAATTAACTAGTTAAATTTCGGGTATAAATTGTGCCTAAAATTTAACTAGGGTAGTTAAATTTCGGGTATAAATTATGACCAAAATTTAACTAGGGGTGGTTAAATTTTGGGTATGAAATTTGACCGAAATTTAACTGTATAACAGATATACTATAATAAACAGATAAACTTACTTACTAACAGATAGGATAGTAAGTGAGTAAGTTTTTTAAAAGTTAATCTAATAAGGAGGTAATCAAATATGATGACTTATGCAGAGATGAAACAGTTATTACAATACAATGAATATCAAGATAAAATCTTTATGCCTAATGAGATTTTTGAGGATTTAAAGAAGAATATCGAAAACCCATCACATATTGCGTTTGCTTATTCGTACATTTATTTTATTACGTGGCTTTATCGTTACGCAAAGTATGGGATAATAAATGAACTCATTGACCAGAAATTCATTAAGAAGATTCTAGGATACAATCCAACATATAAGAAAATTGATTATCTCATTAAACAAAATGGAATTCTTGAGCAAATGGGCTACATCAGACCAACAAAAGATTTTCCTCTTGTATATTCATATGATGAAATTGATGGGCTACAATTTCAATATATTGATGACTTCAAAGAATACACAGAATACATAAAAGCATTAAACGTACCGAAAAACTTTAAAATTAAATTCCCTGTAAAAGCATTTTACAGAAATAAGGAATCAGAAGATGATTATTATACAGACGGTACATTTTTCGAGGTTGAAAGAACGCATTTAGTACCGTTTGAAGTATTTTTGTTTTGTATGACGAATGATAATTTAGGGTGTACAGGGTTTTATCTGTACGCCTTTTTGCGTTGTATGAATCAAATTTATGGTGGATATAGAGTCCCACTTGAAACATTAGAAGAAAAAACAGCGATTAAAGGGCGGACACTTGATAAATATCTTGATTCATTAAAAAAATATAATATGATTCACTGTAAAGTAGAAGAATTTGTTGTCGGGCTTGGAAAAGGTAAAAAAATGCCAAATACATATTTCACAAATGAGCCAACTATTTTTACAAATATTGCTAAACAATATCAAAAAAGAAAAGTAATGAGTGTATATACGTATTACAAACAACTTGAAGAAAAACAAAAACTGGCGATGCAAATTGAAGAGCAGATGAGTATGCTACCGAATAAAAATTAAAAAGGTAACAAATTTGCGGTATATATAACATATAACATTTAACTATATATTTTAGAATTAAAAAGGTTACAAAATTACGGTATATATAATATATAATTAATTACATTTATTATTAAATTATATTTATTATTAATTATTTGTATATTATTATATAT